CACAAATGTCACCGTGCCACCCCACGATCTCTTATTAAAGAGACCGATTTTGGCACGATGGTCTCGCTTAGGTGCGAAAGATTTAATCTTTTGTACTTAGGTCAATGACCCTCGTACTTTGGGACGCGTTCCAGAGACAGAATCGGAGTGGAGACTTAGAGATACCTCTAGGTTCTTACCATTTGGGTGTACTTCCAATAAAGGACTTAAATAATTGTCACTTAGAGTGACATGTTAAGTCTTTAAAGGAAATACCAAAAGGATGAAGAGTATATTTAATGAATGTTAATCAATTAACATACATAATATACGGTCATGTAATAACATGAATAGAAAAATGTATAATAGGTATAAACCTAATTAACATTTTCCTAATTCACCCTTTTATCACCCTAGTAAGAATCTTACAAGTTGTATCATTAGCATAGAAGCTATTGAACCTGCTAAGTATTCTACTAATCTTACACTGATTACCGAAGGCAATCAAGTGTTTGCTAGATGATCTTCCAACATATATCCGAAGGGTCACTTAAGAAGTGATCACAAGGATCATGGAAAGTTCAATAATTCGTGTACAAAAAGCGAAGCTTTAAGTGCCGCAATTGTTGAAACTATTCCAACAGTTGGAGAATCTAGTAAGATTAGGAATACTGCTTTGATGGGAACTCAGGTAACCGCATAAGTGTATGCTACCATAGCGGTCATAAGACCGATAATGGTATCAGTTCCTACAGCATTAAATGCTGGAAGAATATCACTCATATGGTTTATCGAGAAGATCCCAACTCACCCTATTATAAGTTTAAAGGCTATTACTAGCCCAGAAAACATATATGGGTAGCAGAATTTTCAAGCTCCTACTATCATTCAATCTGAATTCAAATGAGACATTCATTGGTCTATTCCAGTTAAACACGCATATAATGCGGTGAAACTGATAGTTAAAACAAATGAACATCATAAAACAACTCACCCAACATGGAATAATCCAATAAGGGATATGTTGTTTCATGACATGGCTCCTTTAAATCTTAAAAGAGCTGTCTTTCGAAGTCAGAATCTGATAGCGTTTGCTAACATAAAAATCATTATTTCTTAAATAATAATTTATAATCTAAGTCTGGCCCTGCTGTTGTAGCTTTTTTGAACAACAGTATTCATCGTCGTCACTTCCGTAGAGTAGCTTTAGATTCGAAACCAAGAAATTGGTCTCTCTTTTCTGAAGGTTCTCTAACAGGAGCGATTAGACTCTGAATTGACATGCTAGCAATAAGGTCAACACTTCTGAAAATTAAATTAACAGAAGACTCAACCTTTTGCAGATTCCCCGGCTGGTTATAATAGTTAGGAACTATCGGATAGAAGCTTTTTTGAACTTCGTATCTGATAGGATCTAATACACAAATAGAAGACATAACTTGGGCTTGTAAACTCTCGATATCACATAAAATTTTTATGATCGTATCAGATGTTACAATATCTCCAGTTATGGCCTTCAATTTGATTTCATGCGCAGATTGATATCGTAGAACTCTCTTAAATTTCTTAGAGAGGTCTATGAGAGCTGGATCATAATCACTACCAGTGAATAGTTTATCAATCGACTTTAATCGGTTGATTTCTTTTTCATCGGTAACGATTTGCATCAACCCTTCCTTTTCAATAGAAAAGTATTTTGGGATCCGAGGTACAGTTTTAAGATAATCAATATCTAAAACTGTCTCTCATCTCTCAAAAGCAGGGTTTTGAGCTCTCTCAATTGCGTATTGGAAATTCTGGTGAGCAATACAGAAGATACGGAAGTTAGTTAATTCAAACTTCGCTCTCTTTAATGTATTGGATACCAGATGTAGTTCCTTATAAGTAAAGAATACTAGTTTTCTGAACAGTATATCTCTCTGATAAGGACCTAAGTAACTCTTAACTAAGAAAAGAGTTACTAGTTCACCAGGAGTAGTAGGAACCGACTTAAGGAATTGAAATAATTTCATAGCCGTTGTCTTACTACCAGGTCGAACTTTATAACCATATCCAAGTCATCGGATCATAGATAGGTCTGATAGATTGTACTTACGTTGAAACTCCTTAACAGAGGAAACAGAGCCATGACTGGCTCTAGCCTCCTGTAAAGGAAAAGGACTTACGTCCTCACCTTTGTAAAGAGTTTTCTTCGCAAATTCAATCCCAAGACCATCTGGAGAAATTACGGATTTGGCAATCCCTAATTTAACTCCAAGTTGATCCATGATCGTCTGATATTGGAGGGAAACGGATTTATTTCAAATAGCAATATCATCTCCTAATATTGCATAGGAGGTGAAAAGCTTAGATGAATCTAATCCCGCTTGTCAGGCAGCGCAGTTAACCAGGAAATGATGAGTAAGAGCAAGCATAGCTCAACTTGATAGGGCCCCCATAGGTTGACCAACTGAGTAACGAACGGATCTCCCGTAGCTGGATAGCTCGGGATAATCCTTTAGTAGCTTAGAGAAATCAAAATCTCTATCTACCATTAACGTTGCTCAATGTGTCGCAAACTCGTTTCCAAAAATCTTGGATAAAAGTTTGCTTTGAACATATAAGGGTAATCTATCAGTCGCTGCAGTAAGATCTAATGAATCAATCTGGGTTTTACCAAAGGGAACTCTACTAAGAGGTCTCAATTGGTTAAAGGTTCCATCGGTAATGTGTTTTGACAATTGTCAGAACAGATACTTATGAAGACCTTTTAATGCCCATTGTGTTCATGGATCTACCATAGCGAATACTCTCATTTTTCCTGCAGGTTCCGGTTTGATATGTAATCTTCCTAAGAAGTTACATACTTTAACCGATACACCCCCTAATCGATACCGATCGTTAGTTACCTTGGGTAACTCGAAACCGGCAGCACTATTATTATGACTTACTCAATTCGAAATCTTACTAAAAGACAAAAGTAAGGCTTTCGAGTTCGTAAAATTCATAATATAGTAAAGTGCATGCAGCAACTTCTTAGAATCGGGTTCCATGAACTTAACCAGTGATCTAACTAAAGATCAGTGATGAGTACTGGGTTCCCCAGATTCAGTAGAAGGAGATGCAGTCAATATAGGGAAAGGGTTAGTAGATTCCATTTTATGCGAATGATCGATAAATAATCGAACAAATCGTTCATAAAATGGTCCAAAGTCTACTTCCTCTGTTAAAGGAGGATCGATTATCGTGGAGAAGCTAGCTTTTCCAATGTACTCCATATTTCTATATGTAGAAAATAGAGTAGCTCATAATCGAATAACCCGGGTATCACCATTACTGATTGCCAATCTGTAATGGATAGGAATAATTGCAGGAATTCCTGATTTTGATCTTCTAATACGTGGTCCTAAGGAACCCGTATCAGGTAGAACGTGGCCTGCGATAACTTGTTGCAGAAGAACATGGCAGCCCTTAAGGTATTTTACTACCCCAGGTACCCCTTGTTTCTTCTTTAACAAATTAATCGTTCTTAAGAAGCTACAAATAGCAGCGATTCCGGCTCTGGTTGGTCGTCCCCCTGTAAGATACATTTGTCTTAACAAATGTATGATTACAGATCTTCCTTCATTTCTGAAGAAAGCGGCAGATAAATCAAGT